CCGAAGAGGTTAAGGACTTCGTTAGCTCACCTGGGGCCTTTCTGAAAGGCTTGATCAACGGGCACCTGTTGTGGAAATTCGGAATGCAACCTTTAATACAGGATGTACACTCTGTTTCCTCCGCAATAGGGCGAGTTGATTCGAAACTGCGCAAGCTCCAAAAGCCCTTCCGCGTGACAGGTTCTTACACCTACACTAAGAAGGATACTTGGGACTTTGGATGGAATGTCAACCCATCTACTCTTGGACTTTACCAATCTAAGATACGTGGTTCGAGAACCACTACGGTTGTTTGGACGGAGGGCGCTCTGCGCCTCGTAAATCCGTCCAAGCTGCCACAGATAAATAGCCTCCGCGTTAACGCGGTGCGTGATTCGTTAGGCTTAAATGCCCGACTTAGCACGATTTGGGCTGTAGTACCTAAGAGTTTTATAGCTGACTGGATCTTTCCAATCGGCGACTTCTTAGAACAGTTCGATGGTCAACAACCGTCATCTGAGTGGTTTACTACACTGAATACGTGGTCTACGGTTAAGACCACTACCACGGGATCCATTATCGAGGAGTTTGCACCCCTCGAGTCGGCCTACACGCAAGTGCAAGGTACAAGTGGATCGAATGTCCAGCCGTATGAATACAGCTTAAAGACGTTCACCCGTTCTGCGTTGCAAGGTCCTAGTTGGAACCCTGCGACACCTTTCGTACCTGAGCCACGATTGCCTTCACCGGCACAGTGGTTCACAACAACGGAAGTCATGCTTCAAACTCTAATTCGGTCTCTCAAAGTGAAAGGCCGGAGTTCCTGGGCATAACCCCTAATTATGACACCACGTTGGTCAGCCACGCTTAATTTAATACCTTGCTCGAGTGAGTAAGGTGCGTGTTCTATGATCAGCTTAAATGTCAACGACGTTCAAGCTAACCATGCTATCCAATACATTGGCCCTAGGCCTAACGACCACGCTGCTCTCTTTCGAGAAGCAGTTCGCTGACGCCGGTGTTTCCAAGTACTCTGTACAAGGTCTCACCGCCGCCACTGCACGTACGCTCTCGTTTAAACACGAGATCACGAAGGCAGGTGTGCAACGAAGCGCCCTCATCCTCGATGAGGTTGATCCCGTATCCGGTTCTACAACCGGTCAAACTACGGGATTTCGGCTTCAAGTTACCATGATTCGACCGCCGGGTAAAACCGCGGCTGAATGTAAGGCAGCTTTTGCACGTCTCAAGACGTTTGTCGACTCGACGGCGATGCAGGATCAATTCCTGAATCAAGAAGTTTAATAACTTCCTAACCTAGGGGTGTGAGTATCCGAGAGGACCTCTTTATTCACGAAAGGCAGTCTTGCGACCGCATCCACGTGAACCCCCTACTAGCCGTTATGAGCCTTAGACCTAAACGGCAGCCTAATAAGCTGCCCAGCCCGATCCATTCCTCATGGAATGAATTTGGTCTTGATCGTTTGCCTTTTGGCCTACTGGTCTTAGTTTTGGTGAAGGTTGTCCGCCGTTGCAGTTCCTTATTACAGAAACTAAAATGGCTAACAATAATCGCCTCTGCACTATTTGGTGCGGGCTTGCTAGTAGCGATCGCTACAAAACCTATGTCGTTGCGGAAGATTTGGAAATCTTTCGTAGACGATGTGCAAACGAAGGAGCAGAGTATTACGCCCGAGGTTTTACCTCCCTTAGATCTTCCTTACTTGCCGGAGTTGAAACCGGCACGTTGGAAGTAGAGGATCAGGCGCGGCAGCAATGCCTTAAAAATACGAAGCTACCCCGGTTCTTGTATAAAGCTTGGAGCGCCGTCTTTAACGACGACGGTACCTTTAAGCCTAACTATGAATCGGATGCTGTGTCTTGCCTAAATCAGCTTTTGGCTGTGTTTGGCAAGATTGAGGGTGGACATACCAAAGAGTCTGAGGTAATCTGTCTTGCTCGGTTTCAGGAAACTGAAGACGAGCTTCGCAGCTCTCATCTCAAACTTGATGCGCTCCTTCCCACTCGGGAGGGGCTCCTACGACCTGGATTTATCAAAGTCCAGTCAATCGTAGAAGATGCATCAAAGTTGTTGAAGAAGCTTTTGTCGAGGGTTGACCCCCGAGACATTAAGCCCAAACATGGCTCCGGTACGTCAGCTTGCGGTCTACCCGTCAGGGTACGATATGGCAAGCCCAGGTTCGTTAATAGAATAAACGAACTCTGGCCGTATGATTCTTTCTACTTTTTGGGCGCAGCTCATTTGGCGGACGTTTGTTCGTCCAAAGAAAGCATTGCCTGGATTGGAGGTCCATCTCAGGGTTTCCTACTTGGAAGACCTTGGACTGAGAATAAATACCTCAGTGACCTTGAAGAATACGAACCGTGTGCGAAAATCCTTGTCGTCCCAAAAGACGCTAGGGGTCCCCGTATTATCTCGTGTGAACCACGAGAAACGATGTGGATTCAGCAAGGTTTAATGACGTCATTAGTAGACGTCGCGGAACAGCACTCCCTCACCAGAGGGTCGGTACTATTTACCGATCAGAAGCCTAATCAGCGAGCAGCGTATCTCGGTTCGACGAACCGGGAATTATCTACGCTGGACCTGAAGGACGCGAGTGATCGCATCCGGCTGGATTTAGTTGAGCATCTTTTCCCAAGAAATTGGTACGATGCTCTCTATGCTTGTCGGTCTGCGAAAACTCAACTTCCGGATGGTACCGTTGTTGAGCTTCTCAAACACGCCCCGATGGGATCAGCCACGTGCTTTCCCGTTATGGCGCTATGTATCTGGTCATTACTGACAGCTGCACTCCCCACAGGTAGTAAAATACTTGTATATGGGGACGATATTGTTGTACCTTCGGTTTTCGTGCCGAGGGCTATCGCGGTGCTTGAGGCGGTTGGCCTACTAGTCAATCGTTCCAAGTCTTTCGTAAAAGGACCCTTTAGGGAATCCTGTGGCAAGGAGTATATCGACGGTGTCGATATCACTCCTGTGCGTCTACGATCGAACCCGGACGACGATATTCCATCCAGAATGAAGTTGATTGCGTTTCACAATAATGTGTACAGACGCAATCTCGTTCAACCTGACTGGTTGACCAATCTAATACATAGCTGGTATCCAAACGTGCCCGAAAAGAGCACTAAGGTACACATGGCTGTTCTCCTACCAGGAGGGCAATCATTGTTTTGTCGTTTAGACGACGAGCAGACTAGTGCGTTGATGTGGGATTCATTAAGTCCCGTACTTGACGTTTATAGAGCGGACAACCAGAGACTACGTTCAAGGTGGAACCCCGAGCTTCATCGCCGGGAATTCCGATGCCTTACCGTAGTTCAGCGCGAAGTAAAATATCGCGCCGATCGCTGGAGTCAGGTATTTCGAGCGGTGGTAAACCCCCGCAAAGAAAAAGCCTTTGGCTGGGACGCGCTTGCGAAGCGTGTCGACTATAAATATCGCTGGCTAGACCTACGCTGATTTCGTCAATCAGTGTTTGGGCTAGGGAAGAGAAGGTGGTTTCCCCCTCCTCTCAACCGGGAAAAGGAC